GGACATGGCATCCATGCGGGCGTGCGCGAGCTCCATCTGCTCCTTCATCGCGGCCATCTGTTCGATCGTCTCGCCGCCGATGATGGCGCCGGCGTTGCGCGCCTCGGCACCGAGTTGCGCCAAGCCGGCCGACCCACGATCGAGCAGCGGGATCAGGTTCGCACCAGACGCACCGAATAGCTCATTGGCGACCGCCGCCTTACCCGCGCCGTCGGCCGAGTTGTGGAAGGCGTCCGCGATCTTGGCGAGCAAATCGTTCGGGCTGCTGGACCGCAGTGTGCTCAGCGAGATCCCGAGCGCGGCGAAAGCGTCGACGGCTACCTTATTGCCGTGGACCGCCCGGTTCTGCACTTCGGCAAGCTTGCTGAACGACTCGACGGTTTCCTTCGCGTTGACGCCGGAGGCATGCGCAGCGAACACCCACTGCTGGATGGCGTCGGTGGATGCGCCGGTCACCTGTGACGTTTTGTGGACGGCCTCGCCGTAGTCTGCCATCGCCTCGGCGGCTTTGTAGGTGACTGCGGATGCGAGCGCTACTGATCCTGCAACGGCTCCGATCGCAAGACCGGCCGGCGTCATGATCTTGTGCATCCAGTCCATCTGCTCGCCAAGGACCATAATCGAGCCGACGAAGCGCTTGTAATTTCCCATCGCCATTTCGTGGCCGAGCACGAGCAGTTCGCGACGTGAGGCGGCCGTCCAGTGCGATGCCCCCTCGGCCGCCTTCGCCTCGGCCTCGTGCGCAGCACGCACGCGCTGCGACGCCTGCACCATTCGGCTTGCGGCAGTTTCCGCAGCCGAGCTCATTTGCGCGAAGCCCTGCGTCAGCGCCGCGTTGGTCGCGCGCGACTGCGCGACCAGCTCGCGCAGGTCTTGCGCGATACCGTTGACGGCGCGACCGATTGCATCCGAGGCCTTCGACGCTCCCTGCTCGGCACCGTCGGATGAAACGGTGATCGATACATTTACGTTGTCGTCTGCCACTGCTCACTCCAAGTCATTCGTCCAGCAGTCGGCCGCCCATCGAGGCGAACATCTCGGAAGGCTTCGCGCCGCCGTCGGACGGCGCGGTCGCTGCGCCGGCCTGCGGCTTAAACTTCACGAACGCGGCCACGCACCAGTGGACGGGCGGGTGCTTCATAAACCCGCGATACAGCGCCTCGACGCGTGGAAGATCGAGTTCATCGATCTGGGCCCACGTCCAGCCAGTCGCGAGAATCAGGTCGGCGTAGAGCTCGTCCCAGTCGATGCGCTCGTCGCCGTTTCCGCTTCCCCCGATTCGATCCTCCCGGCGCTGTAGATCGCGCGCAGGACCGTCGGGACGTTGCGTTCGTCGAGGTGCTCGTCGAGCCAGTCGCGGTCGAGATCCGGCGTGCCGCCGTCCTGGCGCGCGAGCGTGTCGCCGATGAAGGCCGACAGCTCGTCCATGTACTCGGGGCTGTTCAGGATGGTTTCGGCCTGCGCCTTCATCCAGCGCTTGATGCTTTTGAGCGAAGCGGGCGGCACCGGCAGCTCGCGGCCGCCGATCGTCACGGTGTTCTTCATGGGTCAGTTCTCCACGGCGCAGCGCGCCGCGCGGATGCGGTAGTACTCGATCACGACACTGTCGATGTCGAGCTTGTCAAGGAATTGCAGGATCACTTTTCGGTTCTGGAGCGCGGCGGCGCGCGTCTGGCACGGCGTGTACGGCACCGTCTCCTTCAGTTGCCAGTTCGCGAGCGCGAGGCCGACCGCACGGAAGACGCGCTCGACTTCCTCTACGGAACAGCCGAGCGCGGCAGCCTGGGCCTCGGGCGTGACGCCGCACGCCAGGTTCTGATAGATCAACTTCGCCGAGGCCTGGTCCATGTCAGCTCGCCTCGCCGAGGCAGATCGTGCCGAGCGTGTTGCTCGAATCGACGAACGCGCTGAAGTCGAACTCGGGGATGTTGAAGTCCTCGAGCTTCGTGCTGAACGTGTACTTCGTGGCGACACACTGATTCAGCGTCAGCGTGACGCGCTCACCGTTGAACACCTGCGAGACGACCGACTTGAACGACGGCGCGGTGCCGAGCAGCTGGTTGGTCATCGTCACGGTCTCGCCGACCGTGTTGCTCGTCGGGGTGTACGTGTAGCTGATCGCGACGGCAAGGCCGGTGTCGGCAGCGGCGAACGTGTAGACACCCGCGGCAACCGAGTACTGCCCGACGGCCGGCGCCGAAGCGACGCGCGTCAGCGGCAAGCCCGTGGCGGCGTACTTCACGCCAAGGTCCGTCACCCAGCCGGCCGAGTTCGCTACCGTGACGGTGTACGGGCCGGTGCCAGGGATCGTGCCGGCTTCGTTGTCGGAGATGAGCGTCTGGCCGACGCTCTTCGAGATCCCGAAAAACAGATCCGACAGCACGCGGCCCTGAAACTGACCGGCCATCGCCTTGCCCGTGACCTTCATCGTGCCGCGGCCGATCGCGAGCGGCAGTTGGTAGGAACCGAACAGTTCTTTGACTGTCGCGTCGAAGCTGATGTCGGCCGATTGCAGCGCGCCGAAACGGTTCGGCGTGGGATTGGCGTTGCCCGACTGGATGCCCCAGAAGGAACCGGCGCCGAAAGCGTATTGAGACATGGTGGTGCTCCTATGCGTGAGCCACGAGCGGGCAAGAAAAAGGCCGGCTCAGACGAGCCGGCCTGGGGGTACTGCGAAAGGTGGATCAGGATTCGCCGATCAGGCGGCAAGCTGCTTCTTCAGTGCGTCGACTGCGGCGCGCACGTGATTGAACGTCGCGGTGTCGCGCGACACGATCGAGTCGTGGAAGTTGGCGCGGAACCACGCTTCGATCAGTGCGTCGATGCGCGCGTCGAGCGCGGGGGCGGCCGGCGCCGGCGCGAGTTCCACGGCCAGCGTCGCGCCGGGCTCATCGCCGGCCACAGGCTGCTTTGTGTCTTCCATGTCGCGCTCCTTCAGTTGTTAGTCAGGATGTTGACGGGGATGATTACGACGCCCTGCGGGCCGAGCATCCCTTCGTCGGTGACAATCTCGCCCTCGATCCAACAGTGCGACACGGTGCCCCCGAGCGTCTGGAATCCGGTCAGCGGATCCGGAGCGAGTGCGGCCTCGATCGCGTCCATCAGCGGATTCAGCGTCGTCGCCGGCGTCACGTCCATATCGCTCCCTGTGTTCACGTACAGGTAGATCTCGCATTGGAACGACACCTTCGCCGGCAGACCCTTGCGAGTCTGCTGATGCTCGCGCTTCTGTACCTGGAACAGTGCCGGCTGCTCGACCGCCGGCACGTCGGCCCAGTGACGCAGGCGCCGCGACGTCGTGACGAGACCTTGGATGGCCGACAGCTTCGCGAAGAGCGCCGCATAGATAGGCTCGCGCGTCATCACCGTACCCCGCGTGCAACTGCCTCGCGAATGCCAGCGAGGATCTCGGGCCGCATGTCCTTCAGCGCCGAGCGAAGGAATGACCGTTCCGGCATGACGATGTCGTAGGACTTCGGCACGCCGACCTGATTTCCAAAATCGTCCGTGACGTACGCCGAGGCGAATGCCACCTCGCGAGCTCGCTTGTGCGATTTCTTCGCGAAAATCGCGCCGCCGCGTGCATTCCTGAGAAGACGCCCTTGCGCATCGGTGCGAAGCCTAACGACGCCAGGATTCGACATTCGATGGATGATTCCACCGTACTCGTGAATCGCGGCGTATTCGACCGCAGTACTGACAACGGCTGTGATCGACTGCCGGTCCGCGCTTTCGACCAATGCCTGATTGATCGACCTCCAGAGACGACCGGTGCGCACATTCAGGACTTGGCCCGCGAGCTTGTCACTCACGACGTGCCGCTGCAGACGAATTGCGAGATCCTGAACCTTGCGCTCGAGCGCGGTTCGAATTCCCGGAGTGATGCGCTTGATGCGCTCGATGACGACCGATTCGCCTGCAACCTTTGCGTCGATCTTCATACCGGGATGACCTTACGGTAGTTGTTCAGGATCGTGCGCACGCCAGCCGGCATGTCCGCCACCGAGAACGACACCACCTCGCCGTTGATCGACTTGCTGACCTGGCCGAAGTGGTTGCGGTCCGAATACTTCAGGCCGATCAGCTCGAGCACCGCCTGCTCGATTTCCGGCGGCGTGGCCGCGAATCCGGCCGTGTACGCGACCTGCACGCCGAGCGGCGGCCACTTCGGGAACTGGCCGTCCGCGCCGTTCGGGAACGCACTGAAGCCGACGTTGCCGATCAGGTACAGGAAGCGATCGTCGAACGTATAGCCGACCTGCACGCCATCCGCCGACGCCGCGATCGGCACGCCGCGGATCGCGAGCGACGAGACGGCCGTGATCGGGTAATTCGGCAGAGCGAGCGTGTTCGAGCCGCTGCCGGTGTGCTTCTCCGTGTAGGCAGCCGAGGCGATCGCCCGGTTCAGGTACGTCTGCACGAACTGGCTCGCCGCGGTCACGAGGCGCGTGAGCATCGCGTCGTCGCCCGTCACGGTGCTGGGCACGTTCAGCCACTGCTTCGCGTTCGCGAGCGTCGTAAGATCGCCGGCCGCCACGTCACGCCCCCGTGCCTTCGCCCGCTGCCGCGGTGCTGGCGTCGCCGTCGCCGGCCGGCTCGTCCGCCGGTGCGTCATCGGTCAGCACAATGCCGTGCGCGGCTGCCACCTCGGCAGAGAAATCGTCCGGCAGCATGATGACGCCGCCCTTGCTGGGCTTGTACGTCTCGCCGCCATGCGTGATGCCGCCGAAATTCTTCGGCGCCTTGAACTTCGCCATGTCGTTCTCCCGTCAATCCCAGTACGCGACGATGTTCGTCACCGTGCTCGCGGCATACACCTTCGTCGCGCGGATCGGATACATGCCGGAAGGCAGCGTGATCGACACGTTCGTTTCTCCGCCGACGGTGTCGATGACGAGAACCTGCGTCCCGCTGTTCGTGAAGGACAGATACGCCGTGGCCGGCAACGGCGTGCTGTCCGATGGCGTTACCGCCTGAGCGTGATTGGCCATGCTGACGGACCTCGTGGAAGAAAAAGGCCCCGACCGAAGCCGGGGCGAACTCGCTCGCTGCTCTACTGCTCGGTCAAACTGCCGTCGGCCGATGCTCCGGCTTCCATGTTTGCTCCAACACGACCGCGCTGATTTTGGATTGGTTCACGCCGTACTTGTCGGCAAGCGTCTGCTGCGAGACGCCGCCAGCCGCATAGGCTGAACGGATTTCATCCACGATGCCCCATGTGAGCTTCGATCGACCGTGGTGCTCGCCATGGACCGCGCAGTCTCCCGCGCGGCCCTTGGCGTGCATGTCGGCGATGTTGTCCTTCTGGGTTCCGGCTTTCAGATGCGCCGGGTTACAGCAACACGGGTTGTCGCAGGTGTGCATGACGACGAGACCTTTCGGAATCGGCCCTTCGAACGCCGCGTAGGCAATTCGATGGGCCGTCGTTTTCCGAAAGTGCCCGTAGCCGCCGCGCAAGCGACTTCCCATCCACGGCCAGCATTCGTCCGGGTCGCGAATTTCGACCATGGACCAGAAGTCGAGGCGCCGCATCTACATCAACCAGCAGCGATGTTCGTGATGATCGCCATCGCGAACGGCGCGTACACCGCCAGCACTTCTTCCGCGTACACGCCGGACTGCCACATACGCGTGACGATCGGGAAGTCGAGCTGGTAGTAATCCTTGCGGCAGTGGATTTCCGCCACGTTGCTGACTTCGTTGTTCTGGTACCAGAGCGGCAGCTCTTCGCACCAAGCGATGATCGTGCCCGGCGGAACTTTAGGGTGCAGCATCACCGGAATGAGCTGGCCGCCGTTCGCCGTGAACGGGTTGAAGTAGAAGGTCACGACACCCGATGCCACGAGCGCGTACGGCTCCTTACCGGCGGCCGGCTGGTTGTAGCGCAGCAGCGGGCCGCTCGAGTTGTTGAGCACCTTGTTGGTGATGTTCATCTGCTCTTGCGAGTTGACGTACAGCACCGTGGCGCCCAACTGGTACGTGTCCCACATCGACTTCAGCATCGTGTCGATCTCGACGACCGAACCGCGACCCGACGCGGTGAGCGGCGTGCCGGTGCCGGCGGTGCCAGTCGGCATCACCTTCACGTACGCGCCATTCGCCGGCTTGAACGCGGTCGTGAGCAGGCCGTCGAATGCCAGCGGGTTCGTCGAGTTGTCGGCCGTGATCGCCGTCGCGGCCTGCGTGCTGCTCGAAAGCGGCGCGGAGAACGTCGCGCTGTTGATCGTCGTGATCGCCTGCAGCTTTTCCGAGCCCGCCGTGCCGACGTACCAGGCATATGCGACAGCGCCGGTGACGACCGGCACCGTGGCGGACAGCGTCTGGCCGAGCGTGACTGCCTGCGTGGTGTTCGACGACTGGTTCGACGAGCCGCCGGTGACGACGTACGTCTGTCCGTCGGCGCCAGTGACGGTCTTCTGCGTGGCGACACCGTTCGAGACCGAGCTGTTGATGAAGCCTTCCAGCGTCAGCGCGACGACGATCACGCTGTAGGTCGCGGCCGGCAGCGTGGCACCCGAACCGGCAGCCGAAAGCGTCGGTGCAGTCGGCACGCCCAGCGCCAGCGAGTTGTTGCCGCCGAGGATCGCGTTTTCTTCCTTCAGCATCGTCTTCTGGAGCAGGCGCATCGCCATCGTCGCCTTGACGTCTTCGAAGCCTTCGCCCGCGTGTTCGGCTTCGAACGTCACGCCGTCTTCTTCGCCGATCGTGACGTAGTTAGCGGCGACGGGTGCCGTGTTGTACGACATGCGGCCCGAGCGCTGACCTTCCGGCACCCAGGGCGACGAGTCGTAGCCCGAGCCGACGATCGCCTTGACGGTGCGCCAGTTCGTCGCGACGCCGCCCTTGCCGGGCACGCGCGCCATTTTGTTGCGGAGGGGCGTCACGACCGGATACAGGTTCTTCGCCGGTGCCTGCAGGTCGTACGCGACCAGGTTGTTCGCGGTGGTGATCGTCTTGCCGAGGCCGTATTGGCCCTTGACCAGCTCCAGCGTTTCTTGAATCGTCTTCGCGTCCATTTCTTCGACTCCAATGAAAAGGCCCGCGCAGTGGCGGGCCTTTCGGGGGGTGGCGGATCTCCGGCTATGCCGGCGGGTTGTGGGTGGATGGGAAACTTCTGGAGTTGATCAACCGCGGAAGACGATCACACCGCCATTCCGTCGGGCCTTCTTGATTGCGGTAGCTGCTTCGTCAATGCTGCCGTCCGCCTTTCGTACGGGTTCGACTTCCTCCTGCTGCTCGCCGGCGACGAAATCGTGGCTCTTCCCGATCGCGACCGCGACGCTATTCAGTGCGCCCTTCGGATCGACTGGGGTCTCGCTCAGCTTCTTGACCAGCGCGGCCTGCTCATCGAATTGCTTCTGGAGCGTGTCGCGCTCGCCAGCCAGCGTCGCGACGGCTTTCGTCAGCTCGTCGCGCTCGAGGGCTGCCTTCGCAACCTGTTCAGTCGCCATGGCGAGATCCGCCGTCAGCTTCGCGAGCGACTCGCCGGCCGCCGTGAGCTTGCTCAGCGTATCGGCATGGGCGGCCTTCTCGGCGTCCATGTCGCCGTCGGCGTCCTTCGCGCACTTCGCGCCGAGTTCGCCCATCAGGTCGTGCGCCTTCTGGATGCGCTCCATGTCCGCGCCGCTGTTGCGCGCGCCAGCCTTCGCGAGCAGCTTCTCGAACGCCTCGTGCATGTCGGCGATGCCGGTCGCCACGGCAGCCTTGTGCAGGCTCTCGGCGGCCGCCGCACATTCGCAGTAGTAGACCCACGGCGGGTCGACGTTGCCGTCTTCGTCCGTCAGCTCGGCGACTTCCTCGGCGACCATCGCGGTCAGCAGTTCGCCGCCGCGTGCGAGCCATTCCTTCAGGTCGTCCGGCATCGTCGAGCCGTCGCCTTCGGCGGCTTCCTCGCTCGCGCTCGACTGCTGCAGGTAGTGGATCGACGCGAGCAGGTTCGCCAGCGTCGACACGTTGTACATGCCCTTGTGCAGCGCGAGCCGCGCCGCCAGCGTCAGGTTCTCCGGCGAGACGATCACCGGCTTGCCGCCCTTCGTGAGCACCGGCTCGGCCCACTTGTCGGCGGCCGACGGCGGCCCGTCCTTGTCGATCTTGTCCTTCCACGCGGCGATGATTCGGTCCTTGACCGTCTTCAGCTCGTCGGCGCTGTACTCGGCTGCGTCCTTTTCCTTGTTGATGTACGACCAGGCGGCACGGATGTGCTCTTCCGTATCGATCGGGTACTTGCTGTTCTTCTCGTCGGCGTATTTCACGTCGCCGTACGGTTTCTTCTTGTCGTCCTTCGCCTTCCGGATCGCCTCAAGCATCTCGTCGAGAGACAGGTCACCAGCCTTCGCGAGCGCCGCGACCTCGTCCGAGAACGTGTCGGCCGTAACCGGCACCGGCGCGGCGGCCGGCTTGAACGCCTTCTGCATGACCGAGCCGTCGGCCTTCTCGATGCTGAAGAACGACGCCGTCGGCACGCACGGCAGGTCGACCAACGAGATCTCACACGGGTTGGCGGTAAAGCGGCGCGCGCTGAGCTCGGCGTCGGCCCAGCGCTTCACGTAATCGCCGCCGATCGAGAAGCCGGTGTAGACGCCTTCGAGCACCTTGTCCCACTCGGCGTCGTCTACCACCTTCGCGCAGATGTCGATCGCCTTCTCGGCGTCGAGGAAGTCGATCGCGGTCAGCTTGCCGGCGGCGATGTTGTTGTGCATCGCGCGAAGGTTGCCTACCGACTTGCCGTCCGTCGCCTTCGCGACGTCGCCGGACCACTTCTCGAAGTACGGCTTCGACGTGGCGTAATCCATGATCTCGCCTGAACGGTCGACGACTTCCTCCGTCGCGCGGCCGTACACCAGGCGCTTTTCCTCGTCCACTTTCGTGAGACGGGCAAATAGGCTCAGTGACATCGCTTTCTCCAGTGTTTCGGCGGGGCGCCGGGGATGATTCAGGATTTCTTCAGGACGGGCAGCGTCACGCAGCGACAGCGCGGATGCGCCGGAGCGCCGGTGCTGCCGTCGGAAAACGTCTCGTCGAGGCCGACCACCTCGCCGTCGAGCTGCGCGCAGAAGTCGCAGCAGCCCGGCGCGACCTTCCACTGCTTGCCCTCGACGACTTCGCTCGCCTTCCAGCCGGAGATGTTCCCGGCCGTGTCGGCAAACGCTGACTCAGTGCGCGCGATCGTCTTCGCGCGGTCGGACGAGAATCCGGCGCTCTCCTTCAGCGCCGACGCGAGCCGGTCATTGCTCCAACCGCCGCGGACGGCGTCCATCACCGTGCCGCGGATCAGTTCGCGCGTGCCCTGCGTGATCTGCCACTTCGCATCCGGGTTCGGCATCAGCGAGCCGTCGTCGGCCCACTTCATGCCGACCATCTCGGCCGCGCGCTCGTGCGCCCACGCGGTCGCGTGCTGCGTCATCTGGTCCTTCGTCTCGTCGCCGAACAGGTCGAGTTGCTTGAGCGCTTCAGTGCCGCCGGCAACAGCCACGCGCACGAGTTCGTCCTCGACCGGCTTCGCTAGGTCGCCCCAGTCGGTGAAGTCGACCTTGTCGAGCGCCTCGTCGGCGCGAAACTTCGGATCGTCCTCGGCCATCTTCCCGAGGCCGAGCGTGGCGGCGAGCTGCGCGGCGATCGCGCTGGCCTGCGCCTCGAGGAACGGCTCGAGGATCGCGGTTAGCGCTTCGGTGCCGGCCTCGACGTGCTCGGCGTCCGGGTCAGTACCAGTCAGGGACTTTTTTTTTTCGACGACCGGATGAGCGTGCTTATCAGCAGGCTCCGGTTTGTCTTCCGGTGCAGAAGGCGCAGGCTTGTCGCTGGGAGGCGTGTCATCGGGAGGCTCCTCGCCGGGCGCGCGCGGCGCGCCGCCGGCATGCGCAGCGGCGGCGGACGCTTCCGCTGCGGCGCGCTGCTTCTCTTCCTGCTGCTTGTCGAAGTCGACCACAGCGACCGGGCCGGTCGGCGTGTACACCGCGTTGCCCATGCCGATCGGATCGTCACCGCGCGACTGGCGGATCTCGTCGACGCTCTTCGTCCCGTTCTTGACGTTGTAGTCGTCGATCTGCGTCGCGATCAGCGGGTCGAGCTCTTCGGCCTGGTCCCACTCGAATTCGAGGTCCTGCCAGCCGAAGTACTTCCAGACGATGTAATTGACCAGGTTGCGGATCCAGTTCATCCGCGGCAGTAGCCCTTCCTGTTTCGCCTCTTCCTTCGCGTTGTCCGCCGTCGCCCGGTTCATCTGCCGGATGAACGGCGTCGGCGCGGTCGAGAACGCGAAGCAGATCACGCGGGCCAGCCACTCGTCGTACTCGTCCTTAAGCGCGAGCGGCTTCGTGTCGTGCGGCGTGATGCCGCCCGGGATGAAACGGCCATGCTTCTTCGTGCCACCGACGGTCAGCGAGTCCCACCACGTCTGGAACTGCTTGATCTGGTCCAGCTGCCAGCTGTCCGGCACGCCGAACAGCAGGTCGGGCACGTTGCCCTCGGTGTAGTACGACAGCTGGTTCAGCGCGCGGCGGATCGAAATGTTGACGCTCGTCAGCACCTGCTCGACCGGGCTGTACCCGTAGATCTTGTTCGTGCGCGGGTTGCGCGGCCGATAGATCAGCTCGTCGCGCGTGTAGTCGACCGCCTGGATGCCCTTCAGGATCTGCTGGTACGCCGGGTTCGGCGGCAGCGGGGTGCGGCCGTTCGGCAGGATGAAGCGCTTGATCGTCGAGCCGTCCATCGGCTCGAAGCCGTACCAGTCGCTGAGCGTGCCGCTCGGCGCCACGTCGCCGCCCTTCGTCTTCAGCGGGTACAGCGTCGGAGCGTCGATGACGAACAGGTCCTCGAGCAGCATGCGCAGCCACTCGTCCCACGTGTGCTCCTTGTCCGGCATCTGGAAGAAGTCGGTGAGCTGCTTGCAGCGTTCGTCCGGCTTCTTCTTCGGGTCGCGCGGCTTGAACTTCCACTTCAGCGCCGCGAGGTTGTCCTTCTCGTTCTCGATGACGAGCCGGAGGATGTCGCAGTTGTCCGCCAGCGCGCGCAGTTGATCGAACGAAACCTGCTCGTACGTCCGCGCACGCGGGATCAGGTTGACGTTGACCGGGAAATCGAACTGGCGCCCGCGCGTCTGCGCGCCGGGGAACTCGGTCAGCGGCGGCAGACCCGGTCCCGGTGACATCCACGCAGTATTCGTGCCCTGGATCACGTAGCGCGAATCGACGACGCCGTAGTTCGGCGTTTGGCCCGTGGCGCGCCCTACCATCGCGCTATCGATGGGGGTTTCCTTGCCGCCGTCAGGCATCTCCTGCTCCTAGATGGGTTACTTGTTGCCGTTGGCGGCTTTCTTCGCTGCCTCGGCGTCGGCCGCCTGCTGCTGCATGAACGCGAACAGCCCGGTACCCGGCGCGATCTTGATCGCGTGGGCATAGACCAGCGAGTCGCCTTTGTCCGGCGATCGCTTGATCCGCTTGATGATTTCTTCCTTCGCCTCGATCTGGATGCCGCGGGCGGTCAGCTTCCAGCGCGGCGTCGTCAGGTCGGCGAGCAGTTCGGGATCCGGCGGAATCGCCAGTTCGTCGCCGCCGACCGGATCGAGCGCTTCGCGCAACTTCCAGTACCACTCGGCGCGCGCGTTGACGAATGCGAGCTGGCCGGACTTGTCGCGTGCGTCGGAGCCTTCGGCGCCGTTCATCGCGACCGCCTTCATCCCAATCTTCTCGGCGAGCACGTCATACGGCGAGGTGCCAACGCCGCCGATGTCGATGTTCACCGTTGCGTCATCGCGGCGCATGTTCATGACCAGCGTCGCGACCGCCTGCCCATTCGGCGTCGACTGCCCGGGCTCGCACACCGGCGTGTCGAAGTAGTTGTCGAAGCGCGGCGTCGCGACCGTCTTGTCCTTGCCGCCGCGTGCGACGTCAACGCCGATCGCCGTCATCGGCGTCATCGGCTTCTCGCGCTGCTTCCAGCGCTCCTGCGCGGCCTTCACCCACGCGCTCGGGATCACCTGGAATGCGCTGTCCTCGCGGCCCGCTGCGAAGTCGCCCTTCAGCATCTTCGAGCGCAGCGGTTCGGGCAGAGCCTGCAGCTTCGCAACGTAGCCGGTGCCGGCGTAGTACGGGTTGTCCGTCACGCGGGCCGGAATGAACGTGCGCGACTGCGGTGTGTAGGTCTCCTCGCCGCGCTTTACCGGAGCCGGGCTGTCGACCTCGATGTGCTCGTCGCCGACGATGATGTACCAGCGCAGCTCGCCTGGCTTGGCCTGGTTCGGGTGGTTCGGGTCGAGCCACGGCGCGAACCATTCCAGCAGCCAGTCGCCCTCCGGATCGGTCGGCGGGTTCGAGCAGAGCAGCAGCTGGCACTTCTGGTCCTGATGCTCGGTCCGGATCCACGTCGTCAGGAACTGGACGAACGCTGCGGGGAAGTTCGCCGCCTCGTCGAAGACCAGTAGGTCGTGCGGCCGACCCTGCAGCTTCTTGAGATCCTTCTCGTGCTGCACTGAGCCAAACCGGATGAACCGGCTCTTCTTCTCGAAGTTGCAGCGCCACCAGCCCTTTTCGTTGTAGCTGCCGTGCGCGCTAAACATTTCCTTCGAACGCTCGACCATGCCCTCGAGCTGCGGGAACTCTCGGCGCAGGATCAGCGACCGCCGGTGCTTCGTCAGCGCCTTCCCCAGCGCGAGGTCGGATTTACCGCCGCCCGCCGCGCCGCCGTATAGGATCAGGTCGGCGTCACACTCATACGCCTGGCTCTGCGGGCCCGGCAGCGGAATCCACTTCTGGCTCTGCAACAGAAGCCTGTCCAGCTCGTCGAGCTCTTGCTGCGTCAAGTAGGGCAGTAATTCGGCTAGCTCGTTCGGCGTCGGAGAGTTCATGGGTTTCGATCGGGCCGCCGTTGCGGCCGGTGATCTCCGTCTTCGTCACATCGCGCCACTTCTCGGGCTGCCGGTTCTTCAGCCAGAAGATCGCGGCCGTCGTATCCGGCGGGTAGTGCTTCCGGATCTTCGTCTTTCGCAGCTTGCCGCCGATCACTCGCAGGTCGAGGTCGTCGTGCTCGTAGCCTTTCGCTCGGTTGAAGAGGCTGTCCGCGATCTCAGCGTCCGCGAGCGACTTGCCGCTTTTTATGGACTGTAAAAACTCCGGATGCTGACGCTTCCAGTTGTTCAGCGTCTTCTCGGCCACCCCGAAGAAGTCGGACAGTTCGGAGTCGGTCGCACCGAGCTTCGTTAGCTTCGCGGCCTGCTCGGCGTACTCCGGGCGATACGAGCTGGGACGACCGCCTTTCGGCTTCGTCGCTGGTTTGGTTGGAGTACCCATGGCATGAGGAAGAACGTTTCTCTCAGCCCGCGGGCGGCGAGCATGATCTACCGGCGAGCCGCCGGGCGTGGAAAACAAAAAGCCCGCGACCGGTTTCCCGGTGCGGGCGAACTCTGGTCCGAAGACCTGAGAGGAGACACGTTGAGAGCGGCCGGCGCCAGTACCCGGCAGGCAGAGAGGCGCAATTCGCTCTCACAGCGTGGCCCGGTTCCCCGTCGATGATCAGTCGACATCGCCAGCCGGGGACGTGCGCACGATCCGGCCGAAGACCACGCTGTGAAAGCGCCCGTATCGCAGGGCCAGCGGCACGCTATGGGCGCTGCACCCGGGATGCCCTTCCCGGCAGTGTGTTGAGGCGTTCGTCTCGTCGGTGCCTTCACCTGGTTAGCGAGGGTGGGTGCTCCTCAACCATCGGGCCAGTCTGAACCCATGCGGACTGTCGCGCCGCTCCTGCGTGGGCCTACAGCAGCCCCTTCAGCTCGTCGACGAGCGCCTTTGCGTCGTCGGACAGCGGCAGGCCCGGCGCGCCGGCGATCGCGCGCTTCAGCGCGTCGATGTGCTGGTGCAGCCACGCCATCAGGTTGTGCTCGTCGGTCTGGCCGGCGTCGAACGCGCGGCGACCGAGCTGCTCGACGCGGGGCAGCAGTGGCACGGCGACCACGGTGGCCGTATCAGCGAGCAGTGTGACCTCGCCACTGGCGATCTGTTCGCCGGCCGGTACGGCATCGGTACTCAACAGCTCATTCAATGCTGGCGCGCCATCAGCGCCAGCGGCTGCGCCGGTCGTACCATCCGTCAGCGCGCTCGCGGTCGCGGCGGATTGCGTCCAGCCGGCATCCGCCGCCGCAGGCGCAGCCGAACCGAACTCCCCTACCGGAGCGGCGCCAGCGTCCGTCGGGGAGGTGGGTTCCGTCGACGCCAACGCGGCATCTGCCGTTGCGCCGACGCCGGCATTCGTTGCGCCATCGGCGCCTTGCATTGCATTGAGGTCGGACATCGCCTCGTCTCCTAGTCGTGGAATGAAAAAAGCCCCGGGCCATCTCTGGCACGGGGCTTTCTGGGGCAGTTCTCACCAACTAGACAAAATGGTAGCTGTCCGTAACACGAATTGCAACGCACGACTGTGAACGGCAACGCACGACCGCGCAAGGTCACGCAGTAGCCTGTTCCCTCCCTTCGACAAGCCCGGTGCGCACGAAGTACTCGGTCAGCTTGTCGATCGCCCCGTTTTCGAGTGCCTTCAGCTGCGGGCAGATCGCGTCGTACGCCCGTTTGTAGGTCATGTGGCTGGCACCGAACGACTTCTCCAGATCGCGGAAGCTGATCTTCGCCTTCTCCTCGCCGACGTAGTGGCGCGCGATGATGCAGTCCATCGCGAGCTCGGACACCGACCGGAACTCGCCGGCGAGATACTTCGAAAGGTTCTGGATAGCCTGCGACCGCTCCTTCAGGAAGTAGAGCCGCACCGTTCCGTCCGGCAGGCGTTCGTCGCCCATCTGGCCGAACCGCGCGAGGATCACCCACTGCTCGCGGTCGACGAGCTTCGTCTGCACGGCGCTCGCCACCTCGGCGCACTGCCCGCGCACCTCGATCGGCACGAGGCCCCCGAAGTTGACCGTCCCATCGTTGCTTCCGTACAGGTATTCGAGGAACGCCGCCTGGCGCTTGTTCAGCGTGCCGAGCGACTCGATGATCCGGATCAGCGTCAGCCGGAGGCCGTTCTTTTCGCGGACGGGCTCCGACATCACTAGGTAGGCGACGTGTAAAGCCTGCTGGGTTGAGCGGAAGATGGCGTCCATGATGGCTCTATTTTGGTTTGGCGTTGCATTGAATAACAATTGGCCGAACAGCGTATCTGTCGCATCGGCGGCTGTCCTCAATACACTTCGATGGTCGGCGCGCACGAATATCACATGCCACTTCCGGACCACCGAATGGAGATTTCAGCAAGTTTCGACAGCCAGCACACGTGCGCGCCATCGCTCGTTTATCGCCTTCCTCTCGGCGCGCATATACGTCCTGCGGATCACGGTAGGTCCAGCGTTCGCCTTCGTCCTGCCGTCGCCGCGTCACGCGTCCTCCTCGCCGGTTATGCCAAGGAACCGGTAGTCGACGCCGCGCCCCGGCTCGTCGTGGCTGGCCGCGCGCCATTCGGCGGCAAACTGATGTACCCACGGCCCAGTAGCTGGAGGTATCACCAACTTCGGTTCCGGAGTAGGCAGAGGCGTCCAACGCGGGGTGCTAATCGCCCGCATGTTGCGCATCCGCTCCCGGGCCTGGTCAATGCGGCCACCCTCGACGCCCTTCGCGAACCCGGCGAGGTAGTCCAGCGCGTGCGCCACCTCCGGGAACTCGGCGAACCAGCGGCGCGCCTCGACGCACTCCACGCGCCAACGGTCCAGCTCTTCAAGCTCGCGCCGCGCGACCAGTCGTTTCAGCCATTCGAACATGTCGTCTCTCCCCTCAATCCCATTCGACGCCGCGCTGCGCGGCCCACGCCTGCGTCCGCGTGATCAGATCCGCGTACTCGCCGATTGTGATCTTCCCGCGCGCGGTCGAACGGCGCGTGCGGCGGATCTTCCCGCCTTCGCTCACCGTTTCGGCCATGCCGAGGAATTCGAGCACCAGCTTCTCGTGCCAGTACGTCGCCGGCTGCAGCTCTCCGTCGTCGTCCGGCACTTCCTCGGCGATCCGCGGCAGCACCACGCCGTGCCAGAACGCGCGCTGCGAGTCGAGCGCGTCGTGGTCCGGGCTCGTGACGATCACCATCAGCGGCTTGCCGCGGTCGATGAACGACTGCGCGTGCGCCTTCACCACCTGCACGACGGACGCCCAGACCATCGGCGAGCGCAGCATGAACGCGTGAAAGAGTCGGTCAGACATCGTCATCCCTCCAGTCCGGCGGAAGGCCGCGCACCAGCCGCGCGCGCGCCGCCGCCTGCATCGCCTCGATCGTCGCCTGCGCGCCGAAGCTGCGCGGCGCGGCCGGCAACTCCTCCGGCTCCGGATCGTTTTCCGGTTCCTCGGGCAGCGCGCGGCCGGCGCGCCGCAGGATTGCGATCGCCTTCGGGAGCGCCTCCGACGACCGCATCGACGCCGCGCGGCGGTACAGCGCCTGGCGCTTCGGGTAGCCAAGGTTGTCGGGCAGCTTCGAGAACGCGCAGCCGATGGTCATCGAGTGCAAGATCGCGTCGAGGCAGATTCGGTCGCTGAAGCGCGACGGCGCGCCGCGCTGGTACACGTACGTGCTGAACAGCGGCTCGACCGCCTTCCATTCGGCGTCCGTCAGCGGCTTGTATGCGGCAGCTACCGTACTCATCGCGCCACCTCGATGAGGAACGGCTCGCGCACGCCGGCGGAAAACCGCTGCGCAGCGCAGAGCGCGGTGCGCACGCGCTGTTCCGGTTCCATGCCGCTCGTGCTGTAAAGCGAACCAAGCGCAAATTCCTGACCGCAGCCGCAAGCGTCGAAGTTGGTCGCGCTTTCACCGATCTGATAGTCACTTTCGACGCGGAAGACGCGCCCGCGGTACGCGCACAGGAACGTGCCGGCTTCCTCTCGCTCGTTCTCGCGAAGCGCGAAGCCGCCCTTTTTCAGGCATTCGCGCACCGCGTCGACGAACGTCGTGCACATGAAGGCAAATGTGTCGACGCCCTCGAGGTGATCCGGAACCGAAAAGCTATGCCCGAGCAACTGGCCCATGCGGTAGGAAGTCGTGAAGCCGATCAAGAACGGCCCGACGCGATAGATCTTCGGATCCAGACGGTCCCATACCGTCCAGCCGCCGACAGCAGCCGAATCGGCGCCCATGTAGATGCCCGTCTCATGTTTGACGGCCACGATGCAGGTCATGACGCCTCCTTCGGAGTGGCTCGGAAATACGCGACGTGCAGTCCGTCGCACGATTCCGCAGTCGTCCAGTCGAAGCCGTGCACCTCGCCGAGCGCGGTCCAGAAGGCTTCGGCACCTTCGAACCTGTTCCAGCAGACCTCGCCACCGCGCTGGACCACCAGCAGCGCGGGCGGGTTGCACTGCTGCGTGAAGATCTCGTATTCCAGTGGCGACATCATGTACAGGCGTTTCGTCATTTCGTGACCTCGATGAGACCGCGCTCGATCAGCGCGATATGGGTTGCTGCGATCCATTCGAATGCGAGTTGGCGACGCTCGTCGCGGGTGTAGTGCGCACCTTGGTCGTAATCGCGGTGGCAGTCGGGACAGAGCGGGAACAGCGCGGCATCGCTCGCCTTCATCGACATGCCTTTGCCGTGCTCCGGCAGGTTCGAGTGCGCAGCCTGAGATGGGCCAGGTTTGCCGCAGCATGCGCACGGCAGCGATGCGACAGCGCGCCGATACCGCTCCGACCGGAAGGTGAGCGTTTTCGGGATTCCGACACCGATGAGGCGTGCTACCACGGCCACTCCTTCGGCGCGTCAGCGACCGGCAGGAACTCGCGTACGAGGAAGTGCCCGAAGCCGAACGGGATCCGCCACTCGCGCGCGACCAGCACGTCGCTGCGCGATTCCTCGTAGTACTGCGGCAGCGCGAACAGACCTTCGGCGAGCAGCACGTGCTGCAGTGGCATCAGCGCCGGTCCGCCCTGTTTCGTGTAGACGCCGTCGGCGCCCAGCTGAATCACGAATCCGCTCATGCTGGTACCTCGTTGTAGACGTCGTCGGAAACGGGCACACCGCTGATCGGGCGCAGGTTGGCGTCTAGAACCTGTGCACGACCGAAGGCCACTCGTCCGGTTCGTGTCTGCACAGCACCACGAAACGAAACGACCCACCATGACGGCCCGTTAGCCCCCGCTTCTTCGACTTTGACGACCATGCCGTTCTGTTCAGGTATTCCGGAACCAGTCACATATGCCAGATCACCCGGTTTGCAATTCATGCTCCCTCCCCGCGCGCCGCCGCGCAGCGCTGACACAATTCGAATTCGCCGCGCTCAAGCAGCCCGGCCGGCCCAACCTCGAACCGCGTGTGGCCGCAGGCCGTCGACACCGGCGTCACGAGCTGCGGTACACCGTCGATCGACACCGCGCGCGGCGGCTCGCGCCGGAACCAGTGAGCGCGGCGGCCGAACGCGGCGAGCACCGCGTAACCCTCGCGCCACTGCAGCGCTACCGGATGGCCGGCAGGTACGTCGGCGATGCGGCCGTCGAGAATGAGGCGTTCCACGTGCGCTCCCCGTTACGCCGCCAGCTCTTCGTCGCCGACGTCCATCGACTGGACGTAGACGCGACCGGAGACGCCGACGGGCGCCGCGACGAGGCCAGCGGCCGTAGCGAACGGGTTCTTCTTCGCGCGCCGGCGCGCCTTCACCATCTGATCCTTCTCGCGCGCCGTGAACGGCGCCGGCTTCGGGGCGTTCTTGCCTGGCCCGCGGGCGAACACCGCGGTGGGTTCGCCGCCGGTCGAGCGCTTGCGCCAATCTGCGATGTGGAGCTTGCCTTTCGGGCCCGGATTCGCCGCTCGAATCGCGTGGTAGACGCCGTACATCGAAAGCCCGGTGCGATCTATCAGCTCCGGTGCCGACGCCGTTCCCTTCTTCAGCACGGCGTCGATGGCGTCCCACGCGTAAGCCGGATTGCCGCGCGCGGTCTTCGCGCGAGGGCCGAGCCCGAGCTTGTGCGCGTGGGAAGTGATCGTCGTGTAGCAGCGGTCGCCGAGCTGCGAAAGGTATGGCTTCAGGCTCTCGCCAGTCGGCCAGATACGCCGCAGCAGCGCCTCCTGCTCTTCGCTCCATGTGCGCATCACGCCCCCTCCTGCTTCAGCCCGACGTGCAGAATCGCCAGCGCGTCGGCGGCGTTGTCGTCCGTGACGCGGAACCCGCGGCGCCGAGCTTCGACGATCATCGCTTCCTTGTCGGCATTGCCGCGGCCAGTCCATGACTTCTTGATCTGCCCGACACCGACCGTTTCCAAACGAATCAGGTTCACCTCGCAGAAGACCTGCAGATGCGATTCAAACGCACCGAAAGCGTGCGCTGCCTGCGTGCCGAGATGGCGCTCGGCGCGCTCGTAGTAGCAGACGTGGATCTCGCCGACCTGCCGCTTCAGCGATGAAAGGTGCGCGACGAAGCGGAGCCACCTCTGCCCCGGACCGTCTTTCATTCGCGGGTGGAACCCGACCGACCCATGCTTGATGGTTCCGTTGACGTCCATCAACGCCCACCCGAGCTGCGTACCCAAATCCAATGCGAGAAGATTCATTTGACGTGTCCCCAGCGCCGGCCGCGTACGATGTCGTCGACCGTTTGTCGTGCAATCCCGAAACGCGCGGCCACGCTCCGTCGGCCGGCGCCATCCTTCACTGCCACGCGAATCGCGCGAACCTGTTCCTCGGTGAGGCGTGCCATCGGGTTACGCGCGCCGACCGAGTCCGTGCCGTGCCGATGCCGATCGAGGCTGTTCTCGGTTGGCGTAGCCCAACGGAGATTCCCGAGGTCGAGGTTGTCTGGCCTACCATCCCAGTGCGCCACCTGATAGCGGTCGGTCGTCGCCTCGGGAAGGAACGCAAGAGCGAGAAGCCGGTGAAGTTGAATCGAGCGGCCGACGTTGTTTCGGTACAGCGTCACGCACGGGTAACCGGACTTCTTGTGGATCCACGTCTTCAGTACGCGGCCGACCTTCGCACCATGCGCGGCCTTCGCGCGACGAACTCGACCAAGCGAGGAGACGTGGTATTCCGGCCAGCCCGAAATCGACTTCCAGATCTCAGTCATCGGAGAATCCCCGTGCTTTGGAAGGTGCGGTGCGCGGCGTCGGCACATACCCCATCGCGAGGTCGCCGAACTTCGCCTGCTCGTGCACGAACGATGCGTACGCCGTGCCGAGCGCGCCGTTGCGCTGCTTCGCGATGATGATTTCCGCGACGCCCGGGTCCGGCGTGTTCTCGTGGTAGACCTCGTCGCGGTACAGGAACAGGATCGTGTCGGCATCCTGCTCGATCGCGCCGGAGTCGCGAAGGTCGGCCATGATCGGCCGCTTGTTCGGGCGCTGCTCGAGCGCGCGGTTCAGCTGCGAAAGCGCGATCACCGGGATGTCGAGCTGCTTCGCCAGCGCCTTCAGGCCGGCCGAGTAGCTGGCGATGCGCAGGTCGTGGCGCTCGTCCGGGCCGCCGGTCATGAGCTGCAGGTAGTCGACGACGAGCAGCTTCAGCCCGTGCTTCCGCTTCACGGCGCGCGCGCGGCTCGCGATGTCGGCGAGGGTCATCTGCGACATTTCGTCGACGAGCAGCGGAAGCTCGGCCAGCCGGCCAACGACTTGTGTCAGCTTCGGCCAGTCGGAATCGGTGAACTGCGATCCGTTGCGCACGCGGTGCAGCGCGATGTCGCCCTGCCGCGCGATCGCGCGCTGGGTCAGCTGCGCGCCTGGCATTTCCAGCGAGTCGATCAGCGCCGGGCCAAAGTTGGCGGCGACGTGCTCAGCGATCGCCATCGCCATCGCGGTCTTGCCCATCGATGGGCGCCCGGCCAGGATGATCAAGTCGCCGCCGCGCATGCCACCGCCAAGCTTGTAGTCGAGGTCGGACAGGCCGGTCGACGTCGCGGTCGGCGTGTTGCCGTGGTACTCGCTGTCGATCGTCTGGACGACTGGCGTCAGGTACTCGCCGATGAACTTCGGGCCGTCCGTGCGGCCGTCGGCCAGCGGCTCTAACTTCGATTGCGCAATCGCGACCAGTTCGTCGGCACTGCGCCCCATAGGATTCGCCACCTCGGCACCGATCTCGTCGACGGCCGACAGCAACTGCCGAAGCTTCGCGCGCTCTATCACGATCTCGGCGTAGCGGCGGATGTTCGCCGCACCCGGCGTGCTCTGCACGACCGAATTCAGGTACGGCAAGCCGCCGGTCCGATCGAGCGTCCCGTCGACGGACAGCCGATCAAACACGGTAACTACATCGGCCGTGCGGCCGCTGATGACCAACTTGCTGATCGCCTCGAAGATGATCCGGTGCTCGTACCGGAAGAAGTCGCTGGCGCGCAGTTCGCCGATCCGGTCGATCGCGTCGTTGTCGATCATCAGCGCGCCGAGCACCGACTGCTCGGCCTCGATGCTTTGCGGCACGGCGCGCACGCCATCCTCGAAGTACTGGTCGGTGGCGTTCATGCCGTCTCCTTGAAAAGATCCGGCTGGCGGTCGCGTTCGGCGGCTTGCGCCGCTCGCTCGGCGGCTTCCGTTGCAACGCGCCCCAGCTCATGATTTATGCGCGCTCGTGCGATGTCGACGAATTCGGGCGTCACGTCGATGCCGACGAACGCGAATCCCTCCCGCGCACACGCCTTCCCGGTCGAGCCCGAGCCCATGAACGGGTCAAGCACGGTCCCGCCGGGCGGCGTCACAAGCCGGCAGAGGTAGGCCATCAAGTCGGTCGGCTTGACGGTAGGATGGTTGTTCTTCACCGGATCCGGCTGCCAGCCGTCACGGCGCGTAATGTGCTGGCCGCTCGTGTTGCTGTTCATGCCCCCGTCGCGATCCGGAAGCGCGTCGCATCCCTCGTTGCGGTCCGCGCGCGTCGCCTTAGCGCAGTAGAAGAAGCGAGCGGCGGAACCCGGCGCATCGTGCGGAGCAAAATCTGCATCGGCCGTGCCGGCGAATGCGCCGAACGTGTTGCACGTCTTGTCGCTGTTGCGCCGGACGAGACGGGCGGCTTGGCCCTTGTCATCGCCGAACTGCGCGAATGCCTCTAGCACGTCGTCGCTGCCATCGTGGATCACGTTGGCGGGCCAGCGGCCGAGCGCATAGGCGCGAGCGTGTGCCTGCGCCTCGACTTCCTCATCGGTTGTCGTCTCGTCTCCGGGTACGCGGCACGCATCGATGTTCAGTGCGCCCGTGCCGTGCTCGAGCACGTTCGCCGCAACCGTGCCGACGAGCGGCTTGCGCGCGACAACGATCGGCTCGTGCGCAGGTTTGAGCGCGGTGCCCCAGCCTGACCACTGACGAGCCGCTTCAGAATTTGGTGCCTTGATCTGGCGCTCGACCTGGACGCGTGCCCCTTGTCCGACATTGACGATTCCAGATGCCTCATTTGTTCGCCTGTCCACCCCGATAACGTCGGCTTCCTTCCATGCTTCGCCAGGCGTCCCCTTTCGGTCGTTTAAGCGCCAGACTTCAGCGTCCATCTCGTCATCGAAGGACAGCAACTGCTTGAGCTTGAGCCATTGATCCCAGCGCGGAACGTGTGCGATTTTCAGTTGAGGTGATGCAGTCCAATGCGCGGCCATTCCGGAAAATCCAAAAACCTCGTCGATCTGACGATTCGACAAACCGGCACGATCACGCTGTTCTGCGAGCCATCCAGTCACCCGAAGAATGTCGTCGCGATCATCGCGAACCTTGTCGATCGCCTTCGACACGTCGAGCGACTTCGGGAAGCCGCTGCCGTAGATCCACATGATCTGGTCGCGGAGCTCGAAACCGGCATCCTCGATCGCGCAGGCCATGCGGTGATAGGTGCGCGCGCCGCTGAAGGCGAGCAGGTGACCGCCCGGCTTCAGCACACGCAGGCATTCGGCCCACACCGCGACATCGTTCGCCACGCCGGATCGATCCCAATCGCGGCCCATGAAGCCGAGTTCGTACGGCGGATCGGTGACGATCGCGTCGATCGACGCGTCGGCGACGGTCTTCAGCACGTCGCGGCAGTCACCGAGGTGCAGCGTCGCGCTGCCGATCGTGACTGCGGTCATGCGACCTCCAGCGGCAATTCGAGTTGCGCAGCGCCGAAGCGCGCGGCCAGCCAAGCGTCGTAGGCACCGAAGCGCGTCACGTCGCGGCGGTCGGCGCCCGTCTCGGCAACGAACTCACGGACCCGTGCGCTGTTCCAGCAGATGAAGCCGGCAAAGCGGCCGCCGGGGAAAGCGACGCGGTCCGCCTCGCGCACCTGCTCGGGCGTCATGCCGCGCGACTGCGCGTAGGCGAGGAAACGGGGGTTCCAGGTGGTCGGCGTGCTCATGCTGCGTCCCGGTGGTATTTGTTCTCGAGGCATTTCGCGAAGGCCTCGGGCGACATGAGGAAGTCGATGTCGGCAATGAACGGCGGCTTGCCGGGCTGGGCCCTAGCCTTCCCTGTCAGGAACTCAGACTGCGCGCAGACCGTGAAGAACGCGCGCCACGCGTTCAGGCCCGCCTCGACGGTCGAGTAGCCGAACGGCTTGCAGTCCAGCTTCGAAGCCTCGCGCCAGCGCGCCGCGATCGCGCGTTTCCGCTTGTCGTTCAGCACCTTGACGCGCGGGTTGTCGGGCATGTGATGGTGGTAGGCGGCGACGATGCGCTCGACCGGGCACATCAGGCGGACAGCGCCAGCGCTGTCGCCGCCGTCATCGACCTCGTCACCCAGCAGGTCAGCAGCAGCCGGGCCGCTCGCGCCGGTTTCGTCACCTTCGCCACGTCCGTCGCCAGTCGGGTCGACAGGCGGTGCGCCAGCGCCGCTGTCGACAGAGGCGTTAGCCTCTTCATTCCCTTCCTTTCCCTTCCCTTCCTTTCCCTTCCCTTCCTTTCCCTTCCCCTGAGCACGCGTGTCTGACGCGTCATCGACGCGTGGATCACGCGTGGGGGCACGCGTCGAAATGCCCGTCAGATCAAGGTTTGCGGGGGGCGCCGGTAGGTCAGACGGCGTTTCCCGGTTGTTGATGACCTGGTGCTTCGTGAACGTCGGGATGAGGCCGATTTCCTCACCCGATTCGGACGCGTACCGCACGAGAAATCCACGCGTGACCAACGCGTCAAGCACGCGTGAAAAGTCGACGGCGTCGTGCGGCAGAACTGCGAGTTTCAGGGTGCGGGGGCGCCATTTGAATCGGCCCTCGCGATCGGCGCACGTGAAGAGGCCGATGAATGCGACGCGAAGCGGCAGGCCCGTCTCCTGCTCAGCCTCGAACAGATCTTCATGGGTGAAGAGCTCGGGCTTCACGGTCCTAATGCGACCCATTGCTGCCGTCCTTACCGCGAGTGGTGACGTACGCGCGCAACTGCACGAGCGCATCGCCGGCCATCCAGCGGGCCGCGTCGAGCGTCGTTGCTGCGCAAATTCGATAAAGGAGTTCCGATACCTCGGCGAGCCGCGGGTCGGTGATCGGGTAGCCGTCGCGCGTGAACTTCAGCTCGTCGACGCGACGCGCGAGCGCGCGCTCGGTCGGGGTCTGGGATTTCATGGCTCTACCTCACCCACGCGTACAGGAGGCCGAACACCAGCGCGATGGAAACGGCGACCAACTGGTCGATGTACATGTCGATCATGCTGACCTCTTCACTGAACGCATCGCCACCGTCTGCCCCTGCAACCGATCCAGCGCCGCGGTGGCTTTGGTGAGAACGTCGGCCGCGCACCGAATCGTCTCGACGAGCTTCACGGCGTCGTCTTCCGGGCACTTCCGGTCCGGGCGCGCGTGCATCGTCTCGTCGCACACGTAGAACAGGGGCTCGAAGCTGCCGCAGAACCTCATCAGCGCGATGACCTGGCTGAAGCGGAAATGCTCGTCGCCCTTCGGGTTCAAACAGGTCTTCAGCTTCGCGTATGCGCTCTCGGGTTTCATGTCAGGCCAGAGGAAGGAGGCAACTTCCTTGATCGTCTTCCCGCTGTTCGAGACCATGAGTTGAAGCGCCTCATGCTCGTCTTCGTAGAACAATTTCGTTTGCATCCATGTAGCGCTGACGCGCCCCCGGCTTGGTTCTCAGGCTGCCGCTCTCCGTCTCCCCCCTCTCGCCCCCATATCGTTAGGGGTTCATAGGGTTTCTCGTTGCGGCCCAAAAAGTGGACCCTGCGGTCCATGAACTACTTGCAGGAAGCCGAATGACAGTCGACCTCTCAGCCCCCGGTGTTTCTGTGAACCGCCCGCGAGTTGCGAACCGTTCAGGCCGTCATCTATTCGTGGTTCGCGAATTCGCCGTGATAGCGCTTCGCCCCTTCTGCGTATGCCTGCTTTGCCGCGTCCAACGTCCCATAAGAGCCGAGACGAATTCGCGATCCGTTCGCATAAATCTCGACGTAATACCGTCCTCTCCGCTGGTCAAAATGAACGCCTTTCACCCCCAATTTGTTCTGGGGAAGTACGGGCCGGTTCATCATGTTTTGGGAGTGCGTACACCGCCGAATGTTGTTGCGACGGCAATTGAGGGGATCACGGTCGCGGTGGTCGACGAGCTCTCCACGCTTCGCGTCCAAGATGAATCGATGAAGGTAGACAACCTTCCCGTCGATCTTGGCTTCAGCGTAGAAATAGACCTGACCGGTGCTCGACGTGATCTTGGGGGCGCGCCATTTGCGGCACGACACGCGCTCAAGATCGCTCTCGTCGATCCACGCGACCAACCCATGCTCGGCCGCGTGCTTACCGGTCAACTTGATCGCCACTGCACCCACCGCTATCTCCCATTTATTGCCCCCGCAAACGACGTAAAAAAGCCCAGCCCTTGGGCCGGGCGAACCTTCCCGCGCCGGGGTGAGCGGGAGGAGACCACCGTTGTGAGCCGCGCGCGGAAGCGCGGCGCAGAAGTTCTTGTTACGTTATCCCGACGACAACACTGACCGGTGACTGAACATCGTCACTCGCCGCTGCAGCATCAACTCCGTCGCCCCAGATATCGGGCCGAAGGTCGACCAGCGTGAAGCGGGAATCCTGTTTCACGATTCGTTGGCAAAGCGAAGGACCAGGCTTTCGCTTCCCCATCGAGCACAGATACAGGTAGTTGACGCTGGACCCGATCGCCTCTGCGAACGCCTTGCGTTCTGCCGGCTTGGTCTGCAGGAAGTACGTTCGAAGGTCCATGTCAGTCGTCGATGCAGTGGAGGATGACTGGACTATAGATCAAAACGATTCACATCAGCAAATCTTTTTGCATGTTTATCAAAATGATCTCAGGAAGTAACCTTTACCTCATGAAGACCTGCCTCGACATTCGGCTCGACAATGCGCGCGCACTAGCCAAGGGTGGTCCCGCAGAGTTCGCGCGAGTACTCGGCATGACGTCTCAGCAGGCCAACCAGCTCATCGGCCCGAACCCCAAGCGGGGCATAGGTCACGAGAAGGCTCGCGAGATCGAGGCTGCGTTCGGAAAGGAATCTGGGTGGCTTGACCACGACCATTCTTCAGTCGACCTAGATCTCTCGATCAGCGGTCAAAACAGCGCTCTGAGCGACGAAGCAAAACGCTTGATTTCGTGTGTCGTCCGGCTGGACTCGGTCGGCGAACTCGCCCGCAAAACATTCCTCATACATGCGGGTTTACTCCAACTTTCCGCAGCCTTCATTGAATTCCAAACTGGCTCAGCGCAGTCCCAAATGCTGGCTGAAATCGACGAACTACTGGGGCCGCGTGTCGATTCACAGACGGGGCCATCCAATGAGCGAAATTCAACGAAGCAATGATGTCGTCGACCTGAGCGAATACAGAGCAAGGGCGTATAGAAAAAGCTCGACTAGCACCTCCAGTGGCTCCCCGAACATCGAGGAACTGCTTCGTCAAGTTTCATATCATTTGTTGATGGCCGCTCGGGCCATTGCATCTCACTCATCTTCGGGCAGATGAGGAGTCGTCAAAATGACCAAAGAACGATGGATTACATCCAGCGTTATCGTGCTCATTCTCGGGTACGCCTTCCTTGCTGAGCGCCAGATGAACAACAGCCCCACAAAACTCTCTGAGCGCGCCCCTGCAACTCAATCGAACATCTCGAAACCTGGAGACGATGCCAAATATGAGCACGCGTTGACGGGATATAGAACCCTTAGAAACGCCATGCGTGATCCGGACAGCTTCGTGCTCGAATCAGCCTTGTTGATCAACGGCACCGGATCGGTCTGCTACGACTACCGCTCACGTAACGGGTTCGGAGGCATGAATCGGGGGGCTGCGGTCCTTCCTTCAGGCGTGAACGGAATCATTACAGACGACATGAAAGGGTTCATTCCAGCATGGAATAAATACTGCGCGAATAAGGTTGGCACGGAAATCTCGGCAGGCCTCAAAGCCTTTGATTGAATGTGAGAATCGAATCTAGCGGGGAGCCTCACAATGAAAACCACAGGAGTAATCGTCCTCGTTTTAGCCCTTATCGGCTTGATTGCATCGCTCGCGATGGATGTGACGGTCGGCACCATGAATGGCAGCAGAGTCGTCAACTTCGGCTTGGTGGCTGAGCGCAACTCGATTCAGATGATCTCCGGATTTGCTGCGCTATGCGGCGTGATCCTGATTGCGTTGGGCGGCCGACGCGCCGCGGAATCTCGATCCGACGAGGAGCGAGTGCCGTGCCCAGCATGCGCCGAACTCATTCTGCCAACTGCAAAAATCTGCAAGCACTGCCATTCAGAAATTGAGTCTCATCTTCAGGCTATGTCGTTTTCACGTGAAGAACCAGTTGTTGACGCAGTTATCAATGAACCTATATCGCCCGCAGCAGGTAAGTTCGAGCTCTACTATGTCCTCGTCGTTCTCGTTCTCACCGCTATCATTGCGGCAATCGTAAAGTTCAACCTTTCATAACAAATTCGCTTGGCTGAACGATTCTCCCTCCTGCGACCGCAATAAGCGCAGTTGCGCGCACCGAACGATAAGAGCCCCGCCCCGCGCGGGGCTTTTCATTTCCGCCGCTCAAACCCTTCTCGCCAGAGCGTCGCGCCGACCGACGTCAGCAGCGCAATCTCTTCGTCGCCAAGGCGATCCCAGGCTTCCGCCAGCCAGCCAGCGAATCCCGCGCATGTTTCATCGAGTGGCACATCGGCCCGTTGCTCGACGTTCAACCGCTCAAAGATCGTGATCACGTCGAATGGCGTCATAGCGTTCTCCCATTGAGCAAACAGTCTAGGTAACTGGCAGCCCCTGAGCCGGGGCTTTTCGCATCCGAGCCCGCCGCGCGCGGGCTTTTTCTTTTGGGACACGCGAATCTCTGCCCGCGCCCCGTGTAGCCCCTATCGGACAAATCGCATCAATAGAAATATTTTTGCCTCTCGTCGCGACCGACAAGAATCATTTTGCTTTACTTCGCAAATCATTTTGCTACACTTCAGTCATCGCTTCACGAAGCAGTTCAGACCAGCAGGAGCCAGCCATGAAGCACATCGCAACCGTCATGTTCGTTCTCGCCATCGCCGCGGTTATCGGCAGCGTCGTGAACCGCGAGCTGCACTTCGTGGCTGACCAGATTCACGCGGCGCTTGTCGTCGCACCGACGCGCTGACCACCCGCTCCCGCTACAGGAGAAAGACCATGACAACCGACGTGAATAACTTCGACCCGCGCTTCACTGTCACGCTTGCGGCGCTCCGCAAAGCCGGCGCGTGCTACGAGGGCTACAACAAGCTGGTTCGCTCGATCCAGGGCAAAGCGTTCAGCGCGGAAGACGCGGATCGCAACAGCTACATCCCCTTCAAGCACGACGCCGAAATTCCGTTGCTCGACATCCTCAAGAGCAACGGGCTCGACGATGCGCTATGGACGCTACGCTGCATATCGGGTGCCGACCGCGATCTGCGCTTGTTCGCCGTCTGGTGCGCGCGGCAAGTCGAGCACCTCATGCAAGACCAGCGCAGCAAAGACGCACTGAACGTCGCCGAACGCTTTGCTAACGGGGAGGCTACCGATGAAGAACGGGCCGCCGCATGGGACGCCGCACAGGCCGCCGCAGGAGCCGCCGCAGGGGCCGCCGCATGGGCCGCCGCACGGGCCGCCGCAGGGGCCGCCGCATGGGCCGCCGCACGGGCCGCCGCACGGGCCGCCGCACGGGCCGCCGCATGGGCCGCCGCATGGGCCGCCGCACGGGCCGCGCAAAAAGAGATGTTCGAGCGCATGTGTCTCGGCACCGCTCCTTGGCAACAAGCCAAGGTTGCCGCCTGACCAACTGCGCCCGCTACAGGAGAAAGACGATGGGTGATTCATACCAAGCCATCTATGACGCTACGCGCAGCCGTATTCACGGCGGCGATGTGGGACAGGCCGTCGGAACAGCGTTGCGAGATGCATTTGGCAATGCCGATCACGTGATCCGCTGCGCGATGCAGGATGCGTCGACATCGTTTTCCGAACATGGTCGTCCGTCGGCAGTTTATCGCCCGACTCTCGGCATCGACGGCAACAAGTGGTGTGCGCTATACGGCCCGAACCTGATGGAAGGCGTCTGCGGCTTCGGCGATTCGCCGGCTGAAGCGATGGCCGACTTCGACAAGAACTGGCTCGCCAAGATGCCTGCCGCCTAACCACCCGCGCCCGCCCTGCGGGCAATCACGAAGGAGCTAGGCCATGCAAACCGATCTGCTTTCCGCCCTGAAGGCTGCCCACCTCGCCGCGTATCGGCGCGACGACCACGAGCAGATGAACGTCGCCGCGCGCGCGATCAGCTACGCGGCGTCCGGCGAGCGCGAGCTCGCGCAGCAGCTGGCCGAGCAGCACGGCTTGATCGCGGTCGAGGCCTGACGTGAACGCGATCGCTTCGTACCAGCGCGGATGGAACGACCGGATGCTCGGCCGCCCGTTCGCGCCAGCCAGCCAATTCGACACCGCATACCGCGCCGGCTATGCCGACGCGCGCGGCGCCTGATCAGTCGAGGTCTGTCATGAGAGTCACGAAAGCAGCCCACCGCGCGGCCCGTAAGTCGTTGGACGGCAAGTGCCGATTCCTCGGCTTCGACGGCCGCACGTACCAGGTACTGACGCTGCGCGACCTGCCGCAGTGTCCGTCGGTGCGCATCGAGGCCGCGTATAGCGCCGGCCGGATGGTGCGGCCGCGCTGATCCAGAAGTTCGCGGCACGTCCTCGCAGTTGTCCCAGCAGTCCCACAAAACCATAGAGGAAGACATGTCCACTACCACGCACATCGACGTGCAGCCGGTCGAGTCGTCGCAGATTTACGGGGTCGGCTATGACCCGCTGACGAAGCGGCTCGCGATCAGGTTCAAAAGCAAGACCGGTGAGCCGACGTCGCTCTACTACTACGAGAACGTCACACCGTCAGACCACGCCGCGCTGATTCTCGCGGAATCAATCGGATCGCACTTCTACAAGACCATCAAGCCGTTTCCTGAGAAGTTCCCGTATCAGCGTATTCAGGAAAACTGACGTTCGGCACGCCGTGGCAACTCTTGGCGCGGCTAGGTTGGACTAGGCAGGGCGAGACGTGACAAGGGCTGTTTCCAGCGACCAGGCTTAGGCCTGATCGGTGCAAATAGCACTGCGGTTCGGCAGGACGCGACTAGACAGCTCATCACTGGGCAGGACTCGGCCGAGCTTGGCAAGACACGGGTTGTTCGCAGGGGTTAGGCGAAAGCCTAACCGGTGCGAATCGCACTGATGCAACCGAGCAAGACGTGGCATTACTTGGCGAGTCATGGTTCAGCAAGTCGTAGTAAGGCAAGTCCTAATACGGCAACGCAAGTTAATTTCGAGAGAGAGACATGAAAACTGCAATTGCAACCATCAAAGGTGTTTCGCCCTACTCACAGTCGAAGCACTACAACACCGAAAAGCTCCCGAAGGAGCTGGCGAAGGACTACGAGACGCGCACATGGCGCGACCGTCTCCACGCCACCGATGACGGCACCGTGTTCATCCCGCCGATGTCGTTCAAGAACTGCCTGAGCGAAGCAGCGAAATTCCTGTCGCTCCAGATTCCCGGAAAGGGAAAAGCGACCTACACGAAGCACTTCGAAGCTGGTGTGCTCGTGACGGACGCACTTCACCTCGACATCAAGAAAGACGATGTTCCCGGTGAATGGCTGTTCGTGCCGGCCGACGGCATCCGTGGCTCGGGTAAGCGTGTCGAGAAGTGCTTCCCCGTCATCCACCAGTGGAGCGGCGACGTCACGTTCCACATCCTCGACGAAACGATCACACGGGATGTGTTCGAGCACGTCCTGACGCAAGCGGGCGCCTTCATCGGCATCGGCCGATTCCGTCCGCGCAACAACGGCTTCTATGGCCGCTTCAAGCTCGAAAGCTTGAACTGGCAGTGATTTAGCAAGGCGCTGCGGGCCGCGTCAGGGCAAGGCTAGGCTGGTCCCGGCATCGCTCGACTGGTCGCCGCATGGTGTGGCAAGTCCGGACTGGACAAGACAAGGTTTCCATCGAGGATCAAATGAGCAACCAACCTGATTTCAAGCTAAGCGCGGATAGCGCAGCACTCGTATCGCGCCTCAAAGAGGCATCGGTCGGTGAAGTAGTCAGCTACGAAGCGCTGTCGAAGATCGTCGGTCGCGACGTACAGAGCGTGGCGAGCGGTGCGCTCCACTCGGCTCGCCACATCGTCCAGCGCGAAGTGCGCGTGATTTTCGGCGTGATTCGCGGAGTTGGCCTGAAGCGACTGAGTAGCGAGGAAATCGTCGATGCGTCGACGAAGGATCGACACAAGATTCGGCGTCACGCAATCCGGTCTGCGCGTAAGTTGGTTTGCGTCGACTACGACCAGCTCACGCCGAGCAAGCAGGTCAAGCACAACGCTGAACTCGCCGCCTTCGGCGTGTTGCAAGAGATCACCACCGAGAAGGCAGTCGAACGCATCAGCAAGAAAGTGGAGGAAACGAAGTCCACGTTGCCGATCGCTAGAGCCGCAATGGAAGCGCTCGGCAGCGTGAGTTGACTAGGCTACCGAAGCCAGCACGGCTCCAACAGTGCCTTCGCGGGTGGGATGCCCGCCATAACACAGGCAACCGAGGTGTGACATGAAGGTGAAGATCAGCGGCTTTATTCAGGCCCGGCAGTCGAGCGTCACGGACGCCCTGCACTTCTCGTTCTCTGCGTTCGACGACATGACCCAGTACGGCTACGTCGCCGTCATGCCGCACGAGATCGAGATCGACCTGCCGGAAGGTTTCGACATTCGCGCGAAGCAGGTCGACGCGCTCGAGAGCGAGAAGCGCCGCCTCGGCGCCGAATTCACCGCGCGCGTCACCGAGATCGACAGCCAGATCCGCTCGCTGCTCGCAATCGAGAACGGGGCGACGTCGTGAGCCCGATGGCCCTCCGCCCCGCCCTGCGCCGGTACGCCGCGCACCTGAACCGTCGGCAGCGCCGCGCGTGGATGATTGCTCGGCTCCAGCGGTCGCCGCGCGTCGCGATCAGCAGCGGCTGGCTGCCGCGCACGGTGGCGCGCACGTACGCCTACGTCAGCGTCGGAGGCAAATGATGAACGCACTCACACATTCGCCCGGCCCGTGGGAATGGGTCGGCAACTGCCTGGAAAGCAAAGCGCCGGGCCACTATGAATCGGTGCTCGAGGCGAAGGTCAGCTGCGGCCAGTTCTGCTACGGCGGCAGCGTCGAGCTGACGATCAGCGACGCCGACAAGAAACTGATCGAGGCGTGCCCCGACCTGCTGATGATCCTCGAAATCATCGCGGCCGACGACGACGCGGCGCGCCGCGAGCGGCGCCAGCCGCTGCTCATGAGCGGCGTGCGCATGGCGCTCGACGCGGCGCTGATCAAGGCCGGCCGCAAGGCTGCGCCGGTACGCAACGGAGATTGACATGATCGACTTCACCGACAAGGAAATTCTCGCCATTCGTGATCGCGTGCAAGCGGAGTTGACGGAAGGCGGAAAGATCGCGCTCGGCTACGAACTGGACGTCGCTTTCGGTCGCGCAATAGCCGAGGCAGCGCTCGAAAAGGCTGCGCCGGAGCCGGTGCGGCACGTGACGATCGCGGGGGTGCGTGATGAGTGAGTGCTATTGCGATCACGAGATGCCATCGGTGTATGTGCGGGAAACGCGCAAGGCGCGTAAAGAACACAAATGCGCTGAATGTGGCTCAAAGATCAAGCCGGGGCAGCAGTACGAGCACACCTTTGGCATTTGGGACGGCTATCTGGATCGGATCAAAACATGCGAGCGCTGCGTGGGCATGCGCGAGTTCGTGAAGGCTCATGTCCCGTGCTTCTGCTGGGAGCATCACAACCTGTATGAATGCTGCATAGACACGGCAAGCGAATACGCGCACGAAGCCCCCGGTCTGTTGTTCGGCACATATCGCCGCTCGATTCGGCGGGAGGCATGACATGCGCTGGCTAGACCGACTGCACGCCAAACACCCTCGCCTGACGATGGCCGCCGCGATCCTGATCGTGTTCGCCGCCCTCTACGTCGCGAGAGAGATCGACCACACGAACTCGGACCTGCTCCGGTGGCAGCTTGCCGCCGCGCGCACGGCCTGACCACCTCTGGAGCTACAACGCCATGAACGCACTCACTCAGCGCGAATCCGGCACCCTGCCGTCAATGCAGGTTGACGAGAAGGAACTGATCGACGTCCTACGTAATTCGCTCTATCCGGGCGCACAGGACGCTTCGATCAAGATGGTTCTGAGCTACTGCAAGGCAGCCGCCCTCGATCCGATGCAGAAGCCCGTGCATATCGTCCCGATGCAGGTCTCGACCGGCAGGAAGGACGAAGACGGCTGGGACATCAAGGAAAACCGCGACGTCATCATGCCGGGCGTCGGCCTGTACCGCTCCCAGGCAGAACGCACCGGACAGTACGCCGGGATTTCCGAACCCGAGTACGGGTCGCCGAAGCAGCTCACGTTCGATTCCGAAGTGTGGGAGTCGGTGAACGGGAAGCGCGTGAAGCGCTTGCAATCGGTCACGATCGAGTACCCCGAGTGGTGTCGCATTACGGTCGAGCGCGTTGTCGATGGTGAAGTGCGCCGCTTCACAGCACGCGAGTACTGGATCGAGAACTACGCGACGAAGAGCAACAAGACGACCGAGCCGAACGCGATGTGGAAGCGCCGCCCTTACGGCCAGATCGCGAAGTGTGCTGAAGCGCAGGCACTACGGAAGGCATTCCCCGGCAGCGTCGGCTCGCAGCCGACCGCCGAGGAAATGGAAGGCAAGCAGTTGCTTGATGACGATCGCATGATCGACATGCCGCAGTCGTCGAAACCGCCCGTCGATCAGCCGCAGTCGCGCAGCGCGAAAGCAAAGCCGGCGGACGTCACCGACGTCGATTCAACTCCCGCCGAAGCCGCCCCTGCTGCGCAGTCGGCTGCATCTGGTGGCGAGAAGCCGGTGGCGAAGCCCATCAGCGAAAGCATGCTGACCGTGCTGAAGAAGAAGATGGAAAACGCCGGCGTCGGTGAAACCGACCTGAAAAAGAAGTTCGGCATCGGCCTCGATAGCGTAACGACCGCGAACTATAACGCGATCACCGACTGGCTGAAGGACCCGACGCAATGAGCACGCTTCACTTCGATGAGGCGCGGCACGAGTATCGCGTCGACGGTCGGCTTACCCCGGGCGTGACGCGGTTGCTCTCGCCGTTGGTCGACTACTCGATGATTCCGCGCGAGACGCTGGAGCGCGCACAGCAGCTCGGCGTCGCCGTTCACAAGATGACCGAGCTGTACGACAACGACGACCTCGACGAAGACAACTTGTCCGACGAGCTGCGCCCGTATCTCACGGCGTGGATCCGCTTCCGTAACGAATGCCACTTCGAACCGAACACGATCGAGCACCGGATGGCGCACCCGCTCTATCGATACGCCGGCACGTCCGATCGCACCGGCATCGTGAAGAGCCGGCTCGCGGTGATCGACATCAAGAAGATGTTCGTGCTCGGGCCGCAGATCGGGCCACAGCTCGCCGCCTACCAGAAGCTTCACGAGGCCGAAGGCCTGAAGGTTATCGACCGTTACGCCCTCGGCCTGCGGCCCGATGGCACGTATCGACTGCAGCCGTACGCTGATCCGCTCGACTGGCAGTGCTTTCTATCCCATCTCACGATCCACAACTGGAAGGCGAAATATGCAACCCGCTGATCAAACCCAAGACGGCCCGCTGGTCAACCTCCACTTCGACCGGCCACCGGCGACGCTGCAGAAGACCGCGCAGGATGCGCTCGCGACCGCGAAGTCGTACGTGATCGACAGCCCCGAGATGTACCAGCTCGCGGCCGACGAACTCGCGCAGATCAAGACGCTGCAGAAGAACGTCGAGAAGCAACGCACCGACATCACCGGCCCGATGAACGCCGCGTTGAAGGCGGTCAATGCGCTGTTCAAGGCACCGGGCGACTGGCTTGACCAGGCAGAACAGATCCTGAAGCGCGCGATGCTGGGTTATCAGCAAGCCGAGGAACGCAAGCGCCGCGAGGAACAGGCCGAACGCGAGCGCCAGGCCGCCGCCGAGCGTGCACGCGTGCAGGAGGAAGCTGCTGCCGAGCGCGCACGTTCCGAGCGCGACGCTGCGGCGCTGCGCCAGCAGGCTGAACGCGCACAACAGACCGGCGACGTCGAAGCGGCGGCGCGGCTGGCAACGCAAGCAGAAGCGCGTCAGGAACAGGCTGACATGCTCGTCGATGAGCTTTCGGAGACGAAGCAACTGATCTCCGCGCCGACTGTCGAGCAGGCGTTACCTAAAGTCAAGGGCGTGTCGACGCGCACGGTCTGGAAGGTCGAGGTAACCGACAAGCTGGCGTTCGTGAAGTACATCGCCGCGCACCCGGAATACCTCGAACTCATCGAGCCGAACATGCCGGCCGTGAACAAGCTCGGTCTCGCGCTGAAGAAGGCGTGCCCGCTCGAAGGCGTGCGCGTCTACGAAGACCAGCAGCTCGCGTCGCGCGCCGCGTAACCGCGTCTTCACCCCCACAAAGGATCGTCATGTCCGAATTCCGCTTCTTCAAGATCAAGATGAAGGTCACGAGCGTCAATGTCCGGCAGGAGCTGAACGGCGAGGAGCACCGCCTCGCCATGGACATCGGCCTCGAATTCAACCAGTCGAACCGCGCGCTCGACAAGCTCGATAGCCGTCTGCTCCAGACGTTCTACTGGAAGTCGCCGACCGGCCCGGCGCAGGAAGACCTCGCAGGCGTCGAGAGCGTCACCGACTACCCGAACCTGCGCTTCGAACAGCTGGTCGCGCCGTTCAAGTGGTCCGAGAAGTACGAGGAAGGCCTGTTCCGCGTGCACCACGGCGACGACGAGTCGAACGACATCGTGATGCGCGAGGCGAAGATCAACGAGATCAAGTTCTGGCCGAAGGAAGGCGGCACGACGACGTTCAACGCGCGCGTGCAGTGCCACCCGGACGAGGCCGACGTCGCGCGCATGTGCACGGTGTTGCAGAGCGAAATCACGGGGACGATCGACACGGATCCGGACGACGACGAGCCGCCCGCGCCGACCGAGAAGGTCGAGAAGCCGGCACGCGCCGGGCGCCTCAAAAAAGGCGCCAAAAACGGACAGGCCGACGCTTTCGCCGACGCGGCCCAGCAGATCGCGGACGGCCAGACGGCCGCGTAACTGAACGGGCGAAGCCGCCGGCCGACAGGAATTGGCGCGATGCGCGGTTCTCCGACCGCGCCGGCGGCAGAGCCCCTACCCGAGGTGACTATGTATCTCTCAGACGATCAGATGGCCGTCGTTTCCGGCACCAGCATTCGCGGCTGGGAGGAAGTCGACTTGCCGGTGGGTCGGCAGTCGTTGCCAGCGTGGGTCGCTGGCGCGCACGTTGACTGGAAAAACGGCCGAGTGAATTCGCCCGACGTGCTGCTGAAATTGCGCGGCAAGAATTTCGACTGGCCCGACAAGCGCTGGGCCAAGGAAGCAGACGGCATGTATATCGCGCGGCACGCTGATGGGCGCGCCGAAGTCATGTATCACCGCGGCGCCATCAGCATGGTGGAACTGAAAGACGAACGGCAGCTCAGCGCCGGCGTGAAACCTTCTGACCTGGCTACGGTAAAAGTCCGCGCTACCACGCAGCAAGACGGGTTCGCAGGCCGCCACTACTGGCTGATGATGGAAGATGGCGAACCCCTTGTGCTTCGCGGACCCTGGCACGGTGGCGCACCTGCCGGGTACGTCGAAGTACTGACGGTCGACATGGACACGTCCTGGAACAGAGATTACCGCTGGTATCAGGGTCGCCCTTGGTTCAAACGCGGTGCTTGCTTCGGCCTGTACATCACCGAATACCTGTTCCTGCGAATCGTCGCGCATTACGCCGCACACGCCCGGGTTGCACGCGTGACGCACTCCTACGGCCCGCGGCTCGACCTGCATCGAGCCGAATGGGGCATGCCGAAGGAGTTCATCTACGAGCTCGAGCGCGGCCGCGCCGTACGCAAAGAGCCGGCCGGCGAGTTCTGGCGTGTCTACTGGGACAACCACGAGGGCTACTGCGGCTCGCTGCGCATCCCGACGTACGGCTTCCGTCCGGAAGTGACCGACTTGCCGACGGCGGCAGATCACGAACTCGCCAATCGGAGGCCGTGGTGACCGCCCTTGCCGAAGCCTTCGATCGCGCCGCCGGCAAGAAAGGGCCGTGCACGCCGTGGAATCCGTCGCGCAGCGCGATGCGCCGCGTGCGCAACCCGCTGCCTGCACCGACCGAGTGCCGCTTCTGCGGTGGCGCCGTGCGCATCGCGCGCAACAGCGAGATCTACGGCCGCGACTTCGGCGACTGGCCGTGGGCGTACCTGTGCGGCGGCTGTCGCGCGTACGTCGGCATGCACCCGCAGACCGCGATCCCGCTCGGCACGCTCGCCGACAACGAGACGCGCGCGGCGCGCATGCGCGCGAAGGCCGCGTTCAACCCGCTCTGGCAGCGCGACGGCATGTCGCGCAGCGAGGCGTACAGCTGGCTCGCCGCCCGGCTCGGCATCGCCGTCGGCGAGACGCACATCGGGTGGTTTGACGTTGCCATGTGCGACCGCGTGGTCGCCGTTATTCACCAGGAGCACCAATGACCGATACGCAAGATCCGCTGTGGCGCGCGCTGACGCGCCTCGAGCACGCCGAGCTGAGCGACGTCGATCGCAACCTGCTCCGGCCGGCGTTTGCCGCGCTGCACGGCAGCCAAGCGATGCGCCTCCCCGAGACCGTCATGGCGCGCATCCGGCACCTCGACGCGACGCTGCCGAAGACCGAAGCGGCGTAACCGAGCCGCCCACGTTACGAGATGACCACCATGATCCGCTCTCTCCCGAACTGGATGACGTTGATTCTGCTGCGCGTGCACGGCCGCGCTGCGCGCACGCCCTACTTCGACCTGCCCGGCTACATGCTGCGCAACTGGATCCTTGGCGCGCGAAGCGTCGAGCGCAATCGCGACAACCCGGCGTGGGGCGATGCCGCGCTGCCGCGCGCCGGACTGATGTACCGCTGGCTATGCACGCGCATCGCGATCCGCGCACACACGATCCTCCGCAGCGACCGAGATCAACACCTGCACGATCACCCGTCGTGGTCGGTCTCGATCGTGCTCGACGGCGGCTACTGGGAAGTGTTCGAACCGACTCCGTTCGCGCTGAGCTGTCCGCTGATGTACCGCAGCGCACTGGAGACGATCAAGCAGTCGTGGATCGCGCCAGAACGCGCCGGCGACCACCTGTATCTGAACGACTTCGGCATCTATTGGCGCGGTCCGGGTGCAATCGTCGTGCGCCGTGCCGGCGACTTTCACCGGCTCATCCTGCCGCGCGCGACGGTCGCGAAGTCGATCTTCGTGATGGGGCGCCGCACGAACGCATGGGGTTTCCTGACGCCGCACGGGAAGGTGGGCTGGCGCGCGTATCTCGCGAGCGCTGACGCGACGACGCAGCGGGACGAAGAAGTCAAGGAAAAGTGAACCACCAGCCGCGCGGCACCCGTCGCGCGGCAACCCGGCCTCAACGTCGGCGACATGGGTGATGGGTGGGCGCCGTCACACCGGCTTATTCATGCCAACGCTGCCACATGCGAACCGTGTCGCCGCCATTGAGGCTTGTTCTACTGATTTAGAGGATGCCACGTGGCCGCGTACTACAACGAGATCGACCCATACGCCGCGCAGTGGCTGCGCAACCTGATCGCCGCCGGGCACATCGCTCCTGGCGACGTCGACGAACGGAGCATTGAGGATGTCCGACCTGATGACCTGCGAGGCTACGACCAGTGCCATTTCTTCGCCGGAATCGGCGTCTGGTCGCACGCGCTTCGACGCGCCGGCTGGCCTGACGATCGACCTGTTTGGACCGGTTCCTGTCCGTGCCAACCTTTCTCCGCGGCAGGCAAAGGAGCTGGGTTTGATGACGAGCGGCACCTTTGGCCGGCCTGGCACTGGCTCATCAGCAAGTGTCGCCCTGACACAATCTTTGGCGAGCAAGTTTCAGGAAAGGACGGTTGGACTTGGCTCGACCTTGTTTCGACTGACTTGGAAGGTATCCGCTACGCCTGCGGGGCGTTGCCTTTTCCTGCTGCGGGCATCGGTGCTCCGCACATCCGAGAGCGAATTTACTTCGTGGCCCATCCCCACAACGCGCGACCACAAGGACGGAGCCGAATGCCCCAACGTGCCGCTCAACTCATTGCTCGGACGCGTGGCATGGCTGGCTCATTGGCCCACGACGACGGTATCGGATTGCCGTCGCGGAGCGAAAGACTCGCGTCCTTGGGATACGGGCAAGCCATTGAACCAAATTGCAGTGTTGGCGCACTGGCCGACCCCTCGGTCGTCGGACGGCGAGAAGAATGTGCGCACACTGGAGGGAGCGCTACGCGAAATTGCTCGCAAGGGTTCACCCCAGGACTTGTCGCAGGCAGCAGCCCTGTCGGTGGCTACTGGTCTTCGTGTGACTGGATCCTCTGTCGAGATCCTGACGGAGCCCGATGGCGGCCAGTTGAACCCGGCGCATTCCCGCTGGCTCATGAGCCTGCCTCCCGAGTGGGACGCTTGCGCGCCTATGGCAACCCACTTGTCGCCGAAGCGGCGACGCAATTCATCCTCGCCGCGCGAGACATCCTGACCTACTGAGAGACGAACCATGACCGACAACCAAACTCCCGACCTTCACGCCGTCGAGCGCGATCTACTCGCCGCACTGCATTACATGACGATGCCGCGAGAAGTCGAAAAACTCGTCCGTGCCGCACTCTATGGGGTGCAGGCTGTTATGGCGCGACCGGCACCCGAATATGATCACGATGCTTTCGCCACGTGGTTCGCCGACGAGTGGGCGAAGTACGAAGACAAGGAGGCAATCAGCAAAATCAAGGCTGGGGCCTGGGCACTCAAGGCGTGGCGGCATCTCGTTGGCCACGCAGCAGCATCGCAGGGCGATGGGGCGGCGGAGCCGGTGGCGGTTCCCGCACCTGACAACGACATTTTGATCGTATGCGGATGGAATGAGTGGCGTCCGGAGGGCTACGTTGATCGAGGCACGGCCGAGCGCCGCTATCAGTTGATCGCTGGCTACGTTCTTTCTAAGGTCGTCCCTCCCAAAGCCAAGGTCGCAGCCTCTGACAAGAGCCGCGCTGATGGGCTGACAGATTTAAGCAACGACGAATTGGCATTGATCCGAGAAGAAGCTGCACGCATTACCGACGATTGGTGCGAGCGCCAACTGATGGACCCATCGCCAAAGGAATCCGATGCGAAGTTCGTGCGCGAAGTATTGCGCCTCGCCGCATCCCCATCTTCGCAGCCCGCAGCAGCGCCGATCTATCCGCAAGGTGTAATGGGTATTCCTCCCTATTCACCCTCCGGAAGCGGGCAATCGCAAGCAACCTCGGCATTGACATGGAACGCACCCGCGCCGGCGGACGAGCGGGCGGCGTTCGTAGAACGCGTGATGGGAATGTTCGAAGCGTGGCCGAATGGCAAACCTGGCCCTACTGACGAGCCCGAATCTCATTATCGCTTTGGCTATAACACCGCTCTCGAAGATGTTCTAACTGCGCTCGACGTAGGCTCACCGACGCGCCGCGCCGCATCAGCCAACGAGACGGGGGCGGAAGGGGCGGCAATCGAGCTGTTACGGAAGTTCATGGAATATCGAGATTCGGATTACGTTCCGAACGTGTTGTTCGACTGCGCTAGAACGATCATCGATAACGCTATGGCGGCAGCAGCGCCGGCCGACGAGCGGGCCTCCGGTATGCCCGACGAGGTTAGGGATTCGATGATGGACAGTCAGTACCTCGCGGGCGTCACGGCAGGCTGGAATGCGGCGAACGCCGACGATCCGAATGCAGCACTGAAGAAGATTCACGATGCCTATAGCGGCTACCTGAACCCGCTGCGCGACTGGCAGAAGGCGGGGCGTCCTGGTGCTCCTGCGACGCCGGCCATGGCCGACGAGCGAGCGGAATGCATCGCATGGGCGAACGCCAACGGATTCCCGAAATATCACGAGTCGATGTGCGCAGCGTGGGAAGAACGCGCACGCCGCGCGGCAGCATCGCCCGCTGCGGAGGCGGTGACGATAACGGATGCCGAAGCGGAGATGCTGGTCGGCATCAAGAAGTTCCACACGCACGATTTCGGGCGTGGCCCGGAACTGCATGCGGACGCTATTACCGACGCGTACAAGCGAGGACGTGCCGCCGCCCCGCAACCCGCGCAGGCCGACGCACCTGTTCGAATCGAAGCACTGCGCAAAGGCCTCTTCAACGCACGTGATGCACTTCGTACCATCTACGAACACGGGGTGACGCGCAATACGCCTATCTGGCAGTGGATCGAGGACGCAAATTGCGTGTTGAATGGCGAACAGGCCGACGCACCGGCAGAGGCGCGCGAGCCGATCGCGTGGGTAACTGATGACGACCGGGCAATCACCGCCGCGCAAAAGCAACGCGCATTGGCAGATGGCGGCGCTACCGCATCATCGGTGCGGCCGTATTCGATTCCGTGCTACGCCGTCAGCGCCCCCGCCGATGCGGGAGAGGCGCGCCTGACGGACGCTGCGCGCGACATGCTCGCCGAGCGCCGCCGGCAGGTAGAAGCGGAGGGCTGGACGCCGGAGCATGACGACCAGTATCAGCATGGTGCAATCGCGCTGGCCGCAGCCTGCTATGCGGCAAATGCTGGAGGTGTCGCGTGGGCCGACCCGTTGCCGTCATTCTGGCCATGGATGCACAACTGGTGGAAGCCGACCACGCCGCGCCGCGATCTCGTGAAGGCCGGCGCACTGATCCTCGCCGAACTCGAACGTCTCGACCGTGCCGCCCTTCTCAATGGAGCCGACCATGACCAGTAAGCCCACCGACGACCTGCTGCAACGCTGTCGCGAGCTTCTCGAATTGAATGAGAAGGGCGAATCCCAGCAAACCGCGCTCCGCGCCTTGGCAGCGACCTACGATCGCGAGATCCCAGCGCATGACCGGCGCACGATGGCGGTGTCGCAGACCCACCTCGAAGCGATGCGCGCCCTTCTCTCCGCCCGTCCGGCCGAATCGTGGCAAGTCGAGATCGACGCCTACAAGCGTGAAGTTCGGGAGCTTGAGGCCGTGCTTCGCATTCCGGAAAAGATGGAGGATGACTGGATTCGGGCCGATGTTCAGCGCCCTATCGAAGCGGGAATTCCCTCCGATGACGATGTACTCGCATGGAACAATGATCCCGGATTCGCGACGATCATCTCGGCAAGTTTCATCAGCCCAAGCTTCCCCGAATACACCCATTGGAAGAAAAAGCCGGAGGCGCCGGCTGATATCGACCATGCCAAAGGAGTAGACCATGCCGAATGACAACGTGCTGACGGCCGAGGCGCGCGCCACGATCATGGACGCCTGCCAGAGCATTTCGCGCGGAGCCGACGGCCTGAAGGCCGTCCCCACTAGCGATAAGGGAGGTGCGTGATGAAGGTCACGATCGACGATAACGTGACGGTACTTCCAGTCAAGCCACGTCCGAACCTTGGCGACGAACGTGTTTTCACCACCGTTCCAGTCCAGTCATGCTGGCATAAGCGCTACATCGTAGACGACACGCTGGATGAAGTGACTTGCGCCGACTGCAAAGAGAAGCTGAATCCGATGTGGGTTCTTAAGCAGCTAAGCCACGCCGAACACCGCTACCACGAACTGCACGCGCGCTACCACGACGAGCTGAAACGGCTCGGCGAGCGGTCGCGCACGAAATGCCAGCACTGCGGGAAAATGACGAGGATCAGCAAATCATGATCGACCAAGACAAGATGCGGGCGCTGGCGGCACATCTCCGGGGGCCTTTTGGCTATTGCACGGATCTATCTGAGGAAGCCGCCGACGCCATCGACCTCCTACTGGCAGAGGTGGAAGCCGCTGCGGCGGATAAGCGGAATGCCTTGGCGTTCCGCGATCTTATGGCGGCCGTTATTCGCAATATCAACCACGGCGAGTATAACCGGCCGTATCGCGGAATCGAGAATGCACCGGGTCATGCTCACGACATGCCGGGGATTTGGGATTCTGACAACGGCGCGAAAGCCGGAACGCAATGCGCATGGTGCGCTATGTGGAATGCGGCTCGTGCCGCCCTCGCGCAACGACAGGGAGAAGGATCTTGACTACACGAACGAAAGAAGAAGAGCTCCTGATGAGCCAGATTGCGAATTTGGAGGCAGAGTTGAATCGAAAACGTGAACTCTTGCGCGAAGAACGAGAGCGGAACTGCGGCGTTCGGATTGGAGATATCGTTCTTTACCGCGGCGAAGAATACCGGGTCGCTGAGATCGATCCTCAACCGTATGGTGGAGCATGGGTAAGGGGTAATCCTAAGAAGAAGAACGGGGAGTTCGGTAACCAAATCCGAGCACTTTACAACAGATGGACGCATACAAGTCGCCGCGCCCCTGCTAGTGAGGGAGAACAGAAATGACCGGCCGCCGCATCAACGGAACCGCCGTGTTCGATGTCCTGCGCACCGGTATGCACATCGCGCGCGAGATCGCGACTAAGCTCGACACACCGGCCGCCGAGCCGCGCCTCGCACCCAACCTGCAACCCACGCGCGCCGGCTACGATCGCGAGATTCGTGGCTGGGTCAAACTGTGTATGCTTGCGAGGACACGATGATGGAAACGAACGAAGTAATCAGCCTCGCTCGCCGCGCAGTGCAACTCTACGCAGAGACGCACCCGCGCCCCACACAGGTCACGCAGCTTCAAGCTGCCGAAATGCTTGGGATCAGCCGCGCGACCGTGAGCCGGATGGTGAAGGCGGGACAGCTCAAACTGAACCGCTGCGGCATGATCCCGATCGAGCTAGTCGACGAGGCTCGAGCATCGGTTTAGAGGCGCGCCGCGATGTCCTCTGCCGACTCACGGTAGTAGGTCTGGTGCAAGATTTTCAGGTCAGCATGGCCGCTGATCTTCGCCAGCGTCATGACATCGACTTTGCGTGCCAATCGGGTGAGGGCCTCGGCGCGGGAGTCATGAAAATGCAGGTCGGCAATCTCAGGATATGCGGCCACCAATTGGTCGCGAGCCTTGCGGAACAGCGTGTCCAATGAGCCTGACGAAATCGTGAAGCATTTTTCGCGATCCGCGACCGGTTTCAGAAGCCGCACAGCATGCTTCGACAACGGCACTGCACGCGGCTTCCCGGTCAGGTGCTGCATCTTGTGCGGCACTGTCGCGACGCGCCGCTGCAGGTTAAGCGTCTTCTTCCCCAGGCTGAGAATCTCGCCCGCACGCATGGCGGAACGAAGCGCCACCAGGAAGGCGAGCGCGGCCTCTTGGCTCCTGGTTTCCGGCGCGACGCCCGATCGATAGCCGAGCATCCGGCAGAGCATGCGGACCTCGAGCGGTAATATGCGACGATCGCGCGGCGGCGGATCTGCCGGCAAACGAAACCCCTCGAAGGGATTGGTCTCCATCCAGTGCCACTCCTTTCGCGCGATGCCCAGTGCGTTGCGCAACCAGCTGATATCGCGCTGCACTGATGCAGCCGACACAGCTGGCACCTTCTCCCCATTGCTCCCCACGAACCCTTTCAACCGCGCGTCGCGCCATGCCGCGAGATCGGGGGTTTTCAACTCGGCCAGCGTCCTGTCAGCCAGCTCCGGGAAGTTACGCAGGAACGCGCGCAGGCGCAGCGATTCGGGCCGCGCGCCGCGCTTTGATGGGATGATGTCGTTGTCGTATCGCTCGAGCGTCTCGCGCAGCGTGTGCAGCTCAGCCGCTGGCAAGTCCTTGCGCTGCCGCAGTTCGCTTTCGCGCGAAGCAGCCCATGCCTTCGCCTCACGTTGCGTGCGGAATACCTTGGAATCGCGGGTACCGAGGACCGAGATCTGGACGCGCCAGCCGTCCTTGTGTGGAATGATTGAGGCCAT